GTGTTCCTGGTATCTCACATGAGGATGAATAATATGTCACGAATGTCCGATCTTGCTATTCAGGCTGAGAACCTCGTTATTGATGCCATTAGTGAAGCGGGTATCATGTCAGAACGTGATATCCTGGAGTATGTGAACGACCGCTTGCCTATCGAGGTTGATGCCAGTTTTATCGAGAGTGTCCTTGATAAGTTTTTTGGCGATGACTGGGCTGGTGGTTGCGATATCCCTTCCTATAACTGAGGTGACAAAATGAGAACTCGTGAATATACCAACAAGATTATAGAAATGGTTGATGAAGGTATGGTGGATCGTGATATGTTGATCCGTGACCTTCTGAACTATATGTCCGAGTCCGATGTTGCCGATTTTTATGACTCGTATTATGGTCAGGACGAAGATGAGGACGATGGCCAGCCGTCGGAAATGGACGAATGGCACGACTATGATCCTGGATGCTGACTGTAAACACTCTACCAATCTTATAGACTATGGAGAATGTAAACATGGAACGTATGTCAACGTGGTCGTTCTCGGATTTCATCGAGGAGATTATCCTCCTGTCCGAGATAACAGAGGTACCAGGCGTGGAGCAGGCTCGCTCCAGGCTGCTCCTAGAAGTCTGGAGACGCTATCCGTCCGAGTGCCAGGCTATGGGCCTGACCGATGGTCTCCGATAAATGTCAACGGTCAAGTCCAAGGTGCGACATCTTGTCGCAGTCGTTTACAAACGATTTCGCTTGACCCTTCCGTCCTTTTGTGCTATCCTTACCGTATAATGATGAATAGGAGAATATCTAATGCCTCGTGTTGCTGCTTCTAATGGTGTCCGTCCTGAAATCCGTGCCCTTGCTGTTTTCAAGGTTGGTGTTCCTGTAACGCCTGCTGAAATCAATACGCATGTTGGCACCGGCGATTATGCCGCCAAGTATGTGTCTTTTCTCAATACTCGTTATGGATTCACCATCACGACCCAGAAAGATGGTCGTCGTGTGGTTTCCTACACGATGGTTGCGGAGCCTGATAATGCTGCGGCCCTTCGTAGTCAAACGCCTAAGGCACCTAAGACCAAGGCACCTAAGGTTGCTAAGGCTAAAACTGTAACTGTTATTGTTCCTAGCAATCTTGATACCGCTATCACCGGTGCCAAGGTTCAGGTTGTTCCCAAGGTCAAAGCACCTAAGAAGGTTGCGGCTAAGAAGTCTGTTGCTGCTATCAAGGCGGCTAATCTTGCTAAACTCAAGGCTGTTGGCCAGCGTTTCAAGGCTGAACAGGTTCAGGTTCTTACCGAAGCACCTGCGTCCACCTCGTTTAGCATTGACAACGACTGGGATTCGGTCGAAGGCCTTGACCTCAAGAACCTCATTGGCTAAGGAGTGCTAATATGCCTTACATCAACGTTGAAGTCGATCTTGAAAGTGTAATCTATGAACTGGAGTCTCAAGGATATACCGTATGTGATCCTGATACCGAGTCTCATAATGTAGAAACAATCAAGAACATGGAAGATGATATCTATAATCTTTATCAGGACTTTATATGCTGGAAAGACTTGGGTATGCAAGACTCAACTTTTGAGAATATCCTAAAACGCTTCTTTGAGAAGCATACCGATAGGATTGTGGCCTAAGGAGAAACAAATGACCCGTCTCAAAATCAAATACAAAAGCACTCTGGTTTTGCGTGGGTCAAATGTCCATGTTCCTGAATATAGTGTCTATGTCGGCCGTGTCGTAAATCCACGGCCGTCTTGGCTTTCCAAAGACGAATTTCTTTTCACGACTGGTGATATTGACTCTCCTGTTCGTATTCTCAACAAGCAAAATATAATAGAAGCATGGGTGTCGCATAAGAACATTGACGATGGTGTGACACTCGTTCCTGGTGAAAAGCGACCGTATGTTGTGACTCGTGGTCCCTTCGGTCGTTATTCGTGTAACTGCACCGCATATGGATATCGGCAGCGGTGTTCTCATATTGATGGAGTGAAGAAATGAAAATCCAGTTGATATCAGATATCCATTTAGAGTTTGGTCATAAGATCAGCATCGATAATGCTGGTGCGGATGTTCTGGTATTGGCTGGTGATATCTGCTCTGCTCGCAATGTAAATGACTATGTGTGGTTCTTTCAGGATTGTGCTTCCAAGTTTCAGCATGTGGTTTATATCATGGGCAATCATGAACACTATAAACACACATTCAATGACACGGCGAATGTTATCCGAGAGTGCTTGGCAAAGAATGTTCCGAGCAACTTTCATTTCTTGGACAACGAGACAATCACCATTGATGGTGTAAAGTTTATCGGTGCTACTCTTTGGACTGACAATAACAGAGGGTGTATTGTCACGGAAGAAAAACTTCGGTTTGGTATGAATGACTTTCGCCTTATCAAGTATAGAGATTCTGTGGGTAACTACTTCAAGTTTACTCCTTCTATATCTTTTTATGAACATAGAAGGACACTTGCCTATATTGGCAAGCAAATCGTGGATGGTCCTTGTGTAGTTGTTACGCATCATCTGCCGTCGTTCAAGAGTATCAATCCCAAGTATGCGGATGAACACTATATGAATGGTGGTTATGCTTCTAATCTGGAGCATGTGGCGCATGAGAATGTGAAACTTTGGTTACACGGACATACCCATGAACCGTGTGACTATGTGGTGAATGATACTCGTGTTGTTTGTAATCCTCATGGGTATCCTGGAGAAAGAGCAAATCCTAATCTTGGTCTCGTATTGGAGGTGTGATATGAAAAGATTTTATCGCATACGACATTGGCACAGTATGCGTGCAACTCGATGGATGAACTTTGGTTGGGGTCCGACTAAGAGAGATGTTCCATACAGCGATCTTCTTCACGATGCTAACAATCGTCGTCCTATTCGGAGAAAGTAAATGAAAACCACCCAGAAACTTTACAAGATTGACTCCAACGGTAATGCTCGTGTATGGTGGATGGAGTATGACAATACCAAGTATCGCACTCACTCAGGTATCGATGGTGGCAAGATTGTGATTTCTGGTTGGAAGTATCCAGAGGCCAAGAATGTTGGTCGTGCTAATGAAACATCTGTGAAGGAGCAGGTTGAGTTGGAGGTTATTTCTCAACTCACTAAAAAGTCCGCACAGGGCAAGTATCATCCGACGATTAGCACCGCTGCTATCGTCGGTGCCAAGTTCTATGAATGTATGCTGGCCTCAAAGTATGATCCCAAGAAGCATATAGACTTTCCTTATTACTCGCAGCCCAAACTAGATGGCATTCGCTGTCTGGTTTCAAAAGACAGTATGCAGTCTCGCAATGGTAAGCCGATTGTTTCTGCTCCGCACATTCTTGAGGCGCTTGAACCGTTCTTTGACGAGTATCCTGATGTTGTGCTTGATGGTGAACTGTATAATCACGACCTGAAAAACGAATTTGAAAAGATTGTGTCTCTTGTTCGTAAGACAAAGCCAACTGCCGAAGACTTGGAAGAGTCAAAAGAGTTGGTTCAATATTGGATATATGACTGTATGACAGACTATGATTTTGCTGGTCGTAATCAGATGATAGCGGATATATTCGAGACATTTGATTCAAAGTATAGAAAAGAGAACGATCCTATTGGTAGAGTGAATACTACTGTAGTTGATAATGAACACGACATTGAAACTATGCTGGGTCAATATCTTGAACAAGGTTATGAAGGTCAGATGCTTCGTGTTCCCGACTCACCATATGAAGGCAAGCGTTCAAAAGGACTTATCAAGCATAAAGAGTTTGAGGATGATGAGTTTGAAATCGTCTCTATTGAAGAAGGTAAAGGCAATTGGGCAGGTGCGGCCAAGCGTGTTGAAATCCGTTTGAAAGACGGAACGACACAGTTTTCAGGAGTGCGTGGCTCGTTTGACTTCCTAAAAGAACTGTTGTATAATGCTAATGATTATATCGGCACGGATGTTACGGTGCGGTATCAGAACAAAACGGATGATGATAAACTCCGTTTCCCCGTGATCGTTACATTCTGGAAAGGTAAGCGTGATCTATGAAATGGTTTCTTGTGATATATCTTTTCAACTGTGCTAGTATTGCTGAGTCAAATCTTGAAAAGTGTCCATCAACACAACAGCAAATAGCAATGCCTTCTAAAGAGATATGCTATCAAGTCAAAGAAATAAATGGACCTCTTTCTGAATGTTGGGCAAAGGAGAGTAAATGAACATCTTTTATATCCATACTGACCCTAAAATGTGTGCCGAGTGGGCAGTTGATTCTCATTGCGTCAAGATGATCCTTGAGAGTGCCCAACTTTTGTCCACTGCTCACCGGGTGATTGATGGTGTAGAGTATACCGATAAGACTAAGACTGGCCGCAATGTAAAGCGTTGGCGCCTGCCTGATGACCGTGACGGTATTCTATATTCGGCCACGCATGTCAATCATCCGTCGGCTGTGTGGTGTCGTGAGTCTAATAACAACTACAACTGGCTGTGGTGCTATCTAGATGAACATTGTAAAGAATACACCTATCGTTATGGCAAATACCATAAAGTAGAAACTTCCGGTCTATTACAAGACCTTTATCAACTGCCACAAAACATTCCAATCGGGTGGAAAACGCAACCGCCAAGTGCCATGGATACTAAATACATCATATCAGAAGATGCGGTAAAGAACTACCGCAACTATTACAAGTATGGCAAGGCACATCTTCACAAGTGGAAAAATCGTGATATGCCAGAGTGGTTGAAGGAGGCATAATGCCCTATTACACATTTCGCAATAAGAATACTGATGAAGAAGTCACCGTTTCTATGACGATGGCAGAACATGACACATATCTAGACGACAAGCCAGATTGGGAGCAGGTTGTGACAGTGCCAAACTTTGTTGATCCTGTTTCAATCGGCGTCACCAAACCACCATCCGATTTTCAAAAGTATGTTTTAGGCCGTGTAAAGGCAGCAGTACCGCAGGCCGATGCTGTTGCTTCTAAACGATGGGACATTCCCAAGGAGATTTAACTCTGTCAGAAGAACATTTTAGTAAAAAGTTTAGAGGTCGCTCCCGTAAAAAGGAGGCGACCTCTTTTTGTTATGATAATGTGACCAACAATAACAACAAAGGTCAATATATGTCAAGAAAGTCGAAAAGAAATAACCAACAGCACCATGATAATATTGCTGAAAGAAACCACTTTGAACTGCGTCATATTAAACCACTAACAGTAAACCAACAGAGAGTGTGGGACGCATACGAAGCAGGTTCTAATCTTATGCTACATGGTTATGCCGGCACCGGTAAAACTTTTCTATCTTCATACCTAGCACTAAAGGAGGTGTTAATCGAACAGACATATAAGAGGGTCGTTATCATCCG